CTCCTTGTCCGCCGCCTGCCAGGTTGGCCTCAGGCGATGTGGGGGCATCGCCGCTCCTACTGCGTGACCGGCGCGTTCGGAGATTCGCAACGCACGCCTCGTGGCGCACGCATGTCGCCGTGCGCACGCGGCCGCGAGCGGCGCGTTGTGGGCGCCTGTGTGGGGCGGTCGGCCGCAGGCTGGGGCTGCGCCTGGGATTGCTGCTGTTGGCGGCGTTGTCGCCGCGTCTGGGCACCGCGTTGGGCGGCCTCCCGGCGGCGCTCCTGCTGCTCGGCCAGCCTCTGCTCAGTGCGTTGTGCTAGGCCTTGAATACGTACGTCCTGCCATCCACCGTCAGCCTCCCGCGCTCCCGTGCCGGCCTCTGCTTGGGCCCGCCGGCCTTGGCGACTCTGAATACGTGCTCGACCACCGGCTCCCGCCAGAACGCCATCGTTACCGCGTCACCGTCATCGGTGGACCGGCCAAGGCGCTTTCTGATCTCCTCTTTGCTCTCAACCAGGATGCGGCCACCGCTGGACGGCCGCCAGTGCGGCGCCGTCAGATCGCCGGTCAGCAGATCATCGGGAGGCAACGCTATCGCGTGTCCGTTCGCCGGGTCCAGCAGCTCCCGCAGATTCCACCAGGACGCCGCGCGCCGGTTCGCGAACAACATCCCGCCCGACCGGTCCTTCCAGTCGGTCGATTCGCCGGCGTTGAAGGCCTCGACGCCCTGCTTGTCCTCGCGGAGCTTATCGACCACGCCGGCTCCCACCCCGATCACATCGACCACTGCATACCCGCCGTGCCCGCGCAGGACCACCGCCACATGACCTGTCACCGTCATCGTGTCGCCGACGTTGTGCCGGCGTAACTCCTTGATCGCCTCACCGTGTCGCAGCGCCAACACCGTTGCATCTACACCACCGCGGGCAACGTCCACCCCGACGCAGGTGAACTCGCCCCACTGGCCGGAATCGTTGAGGGTCCGCCACCGTTCATTCGCCTCCTCGATCCACGCCAGAGGGATGACGGTATCGGCCGCGCTCGAGGCGAACTCGCCCAGCACACGGTTCTGGTAGACCGCCGATCCTTCACCCCATTGCCTCCCCCGCTGTTGGGCCCACTCCGGCGACACGCGGCCGGCCGATACGCATTCCGCGAGCGTAACGTGGCGCGTCCACCAGTCCTCGTACCCGGGCTTGCGGCTGTGTATCTCGTAGAAGCGTCCCTGCGGCTCACCCGGAGTGCTGATCGCCAGAGCGTAGCACTCCCCGGAGGCCAGCGCTCCCTCGGCTGCATCCCAGGTCGGCGGCGGGATGGCCTTCCCCTCATCGAATACGTAGAGCAGATACGAGGCATGTGCGCCTTCGATCAAGTCCGGCTTGTCGGAGGCGGCCGCGAAGGCCTCGCCGTTATTCAGCTTGAGGATCAGGTTTAGTAGCTCGGTCCGCTCATCAAGCCGCCCGCGGCCCATTCGATCCCACCTGATGCGCCGGGCCCACTTGTGAATCTCGGGCCAGAGGTAGTGTGTGAGCTGCCGCCAGGCCGAAGCGGTCGTCACCACCTTCCAGTCCCCTCTCGGTATGGGGTCGCGAGTCAGCGCGAACCACAGCACGATCCACGCGGCGAGGGCCGTCTTGCCGAGTCCATGTGGCCCCCGGATCGCCACGCGACGTTCTTTCGGAAACCTTTCCAGAACCTCGAGCTGGTATGGTGTAGGTGCCTCGCCCTCCAGCCACTGAAAGCAGTCGAGAACGAACCGGGCCGGGCTGTCCCGGTAGCGGCAAAGGTCCGCCTCGGCCGCTAGTGCGGCGAGTTCCTCGGCGAGCCGCCCCAGCAAGTTAGACCCCGGCCGCTTCGAGGTCCCTGAGCTTGCGGGCAAGATCGCCCCACCTTTCCGCAGGCACGAAATCCTGGAGGATGCTTAGCAGTTTCGTAACCACCTCCCGGGTGTCGGACTCCAAGCGGGTCCCATCTGTGGGCTCCCCCCAGAACATCCGCTCCAGCCGTTGCCCCACCTCCAGCAGACCCGAGATCTTCTGCAAATGCGGCAGCAGGTCGGTCGCTGTCAGGTCGTTCAGCTCTCCCGCCTCGATGCCCTGCAGTAGCCGGCGCAGCAACTGCCGGCCCGCTGTCCTAGCTCCCCGGGCCTCTTCCAACTGGAGTCGGCGCTGGCGGCGATCCTCCTCCTGCTCAGCCATCCGCGCTTGCAGCTCCCGATCGAGCTCGCGATCGCGAGCTTGAGCGGCCACTTCCTCATCCCAGGCCGCCGACCGTTCTCGCCATTTCCACTTCCTCGCCCATGCTGTCCAGTAGCCGGGGCAACGACGCGCATCTTCGCGATCGGCCTGACGCCTATCCCGTAGCGTCCCCGGCCGCGTGCAATACCTCTCCCATGCCGCCTGCATGGAGCGGTCCGACCCGAGCATGCGATAGCACTCGAAGCCCGCGAATGCCTTCGCGCTCTCGCCTTCCTGCCGGTCCCATGGGCGCTCAGCCATCGATTTGCTCCGCGGCCTCTCCGGTGAAGCTCTCCCAACGCTCCACTATAACTGAGCAGTAGCGCGCATCGAGGTCGAAGCCGAAACACCGCCGGCCCGTTCTCTCGGCCGCGATGATGGCGGTGCCTGAGCCCAGAAACGGGTCGACCACTAGCTGGCCCAGCTCGGTTGCGTTTTGAATGCTGCGCTCGATCAGCGCCAGTGGCTTCATCGTGGGGTGCAGATCGTTCACGGCCGGCTTGTCATGCTCCCACACCGTGCGTTCATTGGTGGGACCGTGCCAGCGCGGGGCCCGGCCTCGCTTGAAACCATAGACACAGGGCTCGTACCAATGCTTATACTGCGCGAACAACGCGCCGGCGCCATTGTTCTTCACCCACACCAGTAGGTTTCGCTCTTGCCAGCCGCATTCGGACAGGCAATCGAGCACATCACGGAGGTGCGAGATCGCGAACCAGAGGTAGAGCGGGGCCCGGTCATCGGAGTGCTGGTGGGCGAGAGATAGGCTGCCGAGAAGCAACGCCCGGTATTGGTCATCAGTCAAATCGTCCCAATAGGCGTCGCCCTCTTCACCATCCAGGCCGCGGCGGCGCGCGCCGATGCGTTCCTCCTGCGCGGCTCTTCCGCCGAGGTAGTTGATGGCGTACGGCGGATCAGTAATGACCGCGTGGGCGACTTCGCCCTGCATGAGGCGTTCCCAGTTCGCCGGGCCGGTGGCATCGCCGCAGAGCAACCTGTTCTTGCCAAGCCTCCACAGCTGTCCGGGCTGGACGCGGGTCGGGCCCTGCTGCTGCTCCGCCTCCGCCATCGCTTGGTCGGGGTCGAAGGTCTCTTCCCGGCCGCTCTTCTCCTCCGCGTCGAGACGGGCGAGCAGACTGCCGAGGTCGTCGTCGCTGAAGCCGCTGGATGCAAGATCACCCTCTGCATCGAGTCGCTTGAGCAGACCAGCCAAGGAGGGTTCGTCCCATTGAGCGATCTCCGCGGTGCGATTGTCGGCCAGGGCAAAGGCCAGCGCCGTCACCTCGTCGTCATCGGCGAAGATCACGGGCACCTCGCTCAGGCCCATACGCTGAGCCGCCTTCCAGCGGGTATTGCCGGCCTCGATGAGGTTGGTGCGGCGGTTCACCACGATCGGGACCCGGAAGCCGAAGCGCGCGATTGACTGCATCACCGGCTGCACCGCGGGCTCGTTGAGACGGGGATTCTCCGGATTCAGCTGCACGGACTCCAATGGCACCCACCGGATCTGGAACCGCTCGCTCGGAGAGCAGACTGTCTGAGTCTTATGATTCATGTCTCACCTCGGTTTCCGACCTGCATCGCCAGGTCGCCGGGACGCTCGCCCCACAGAAGACGGGGACGGCCCCTCGAGTTCCGCCAGCTCGGCCCGCAGCGCCTTCGCCTTCCGGCTCCGCTCGGCCTCGGTCGGGATCTCGCCGACGGGAAGGCCGACGAGCTGAATCAGAGCCGCCAGATGGAGCTCCTCCTGCAGGGTCAGCTTGCCCGGGTGCCCCAGCTTCTTGGCCAGCTCCTCCAGAGTGGGGAGCTTGCGCACCCGCCAGACAGGACGCTCTTGCCGGCCCGTCACATCGCGGCCTTCTTCGGTCAGGTCAGCCAGAGCCTCTGTCAGCGCCTTCGCAGCCGGCGCCAAGCCCCTCCAATCATCGGGCCCGTGCACGTAAGCGAGCGCGGCATAGGCGAGGCGCCACACTTTCGGACCGAGCCGCTCAACCAGAAGGGCCGCGTGCTTCACAAAACGTCCCAGTTCTTCCCCTCTCTCGAAGCGCGAGACCGCGGCCTGATCCAAGCCAGGCGCGAGGCTCAGGTCAGCTTGTCGAAGTCCTCGCTTCTCACGGAGTGCGCGAAACGCGTCCCCGATTTCTTTCTCGGTCATGCCTGCCCGCCGGTCGCATGTGCTAATGCAAATCTACCACATGCGATAATATGCTGTCAACACTTGCGGGCAAATCCTACGTCAGTCTCGCTCACGCCGCCGCCTCTCCGCCACCCGGACGGGGCCGCGCGGTCGGAGCGCGCCTGTGGCACAGCGGCAGATCACGATGCCCTGTGAAGCCGCGCCAGTTCCTTCCCGATCCGGAGATCCCGGCGATGCCGCGCAGCGGACTAATGGCCGGCCGGTGGGTCATCAGCGTGATGAGGGCCGCAAGTGCGTCTCTTGGTCTGGCGCTGTTCGACTCCAAACATGACGGCGGAGCATCCGCCAGGTCGACGTAAGTATTCGTCGCTTCTGAGCGAGGAGAAGGGTCTCTGGAACTCGGGGGAGGATGATCAAAGGCACGGCTGTGTGATCGCGAGATGAGTTTCACCTTCTCAGAGGTGCTGCGGATGAGGCAGGGAAAGCCATGGCCCGGTCTCGGCGATGATCGGCTCTTTCCGCTCCCTGGCCGCGGTGATGCAGGCCTGCCGGGTGAAGGACGAGAGCGCGGGCCGCGAGCGGAGGAAGCGCCGCCTCAGGCCTTCCCTACTGGCGGCGAGACATCCCCAATTCCTGCCGCTGGCTCTCCCATTCCATCGGCGCCCGAAACAGCTTCCCCAGAGAGAGCCCACTGGGCTCCGTGCCGTCGAGAATGGCTTCCACAATGTCGGGAGCCAGCAGCGACAGCCGCAGCAGGCGGGCAACATAGGAGTTATCCACGCCCAAGGCCAGCGCGAGCTCGCGGATGCTGGCATAGCGTCCATCCTCCAGCAGCTCTCGCCAGCGATGAGCGCGGGCGATGGTCAACGCCAGGGACGCGTTCGTTCTGGGCTGCGCGGGTGTGCCGGATTCCGCGCCGCCTGGGACAATCACCTGCTTGCGGCCCCCACGCCGCTTCATGGCTAGCGGCACGCTCACCACCAGTTGCGCGCCCTCTGCAGCAATACCTGATGCTGTCCGCCGATTCACGCGGCCACCTCCCGTGCTCCACGATGGTCATTCATTTCAGCGATCAGCGCCATCAGGCCCTCCTTGCTGAACTGCACGTCGGCCCGGTCCGGGTGGACATCCACTCGCGTCACCACTGATCGCACGATGCGCTCTTGTTCGCCCGGAGGAAGCTGATCCCAGCTCTCATCCAGCGCGGCCAGCGCCCGCGCCATCTCTCGTTTGCTGACGCCAGCGGCCTGTTGGAATCCCTCTGGCAGCATCCCCGGGCTGCGCAACACGCGCCGCAGCTGCTCCATCACCACCCCCTCGATCTCACCCGCGGAGAGCGACCGCGTGGGGCAGGTACGATGGCCGTTCCTGGAGGCATGCTGGCAGAGGTAGTAGCGGTAGACCCGTCCCCGCCGTTTGGTGAACACCGGCCCCATGGCGCGGTCGCAGTGGGCGCATCGGATCATCCCCCGTAGCAGCGCCGGCCCCTGGGTGCGCAGGCGCGCCCCCCGGGCCCGGTAGCGCTTGGCGAGCATGACATGTGCTTTCTCCCACAGCTCTGAGGACACGATGGCGTCGTGCTCCCCGGGATAGCGTTCTTGCTTGTGGCTTACCTCCCCCAGGTAGAGAGGATTGTTGAGGAGGCGGTAGATGTAGCCTTTGTTCCAGCGCTTGCCAGCGCGAGTGACGCCCTGCTTCGTGGTCCACGACTTGGTGGCATAGCCCTGGGCATTCAGTTCCCCCGCCAGCCCGGTGATGCAACCTGTTTCAACGAAGCGGGCGAAGATGTGACGCACGAGTTCGGCTTCCTCCGGGTTCACCACCAGGCGCTTGCGCTCGCGATCCACATCGTAGCCCAGCACCGGGGGGCCTCCGATGTACTTGCCTTTCTTGCGGGTGGCGGCGACCTTGTCGCGGATGCGCTCCCCGATGATCTCTCGCTCGAACTGGGCGAAGGACAGCAGGATGTTCAGCATCAGACGGCCCATGGACGTGCTGGTGTCGAAGCGCTGGGTGACCGAGACGAAAGAGATGCGATGGCGCTCGAAGATCTCGATCATCTTGACGAAGTCGAGCAATGATCGGGAGAGGCGGTCGAGCTTGTAGACCAGAACGCAGTCGATGCGGCCGGCCTCGACATCCGCCAACAGACGCTGCAATCCCGGCCGCTCGAGGCTCCCGCCGGAGTAGCCACCATCATCGTAACGGTCCGGCAGCGCCTCCCATCCCTCCTGGCGCTGGCTGGCGATGTACGATTCAGCGGATTCCCGCTGCGCGTCTAGGCTGTTGAACTCGGCGTCGAGGTTCTCGTCCGTGCTCTTCCTGGTGTAGATGGCGCAGCGCACGCGGACGGCCGCACTCTCTGACGCGGGTCGACGTTTCATCGGGCGCCCTCCTTGCGGCCGTTGGAGCGCAGGCCGAAGAAAGAGGGCCCATTCCAGTGGGTGCCTGTGATCACCTCGGTGATGGCGGTAAGGGAGCGGTACCGCCGCCCCTGGTAGGCAAAGCCTCCCTCTACCGCGGTGACTTCGTGAGGCCGCCCGTTCCACTCCCGGATCAGCCGCGTCCCCGCCACCGGCGATTCTCGCCGCCGGCGACCGGTCTGGTCGGCGGGCCGGAGGGACCCCAGCTCATCGCAGCCGGCCTGCGCCAGCAACTGCTCCATCCCGGCGCGGGCGGCCAGGCTGAGGCCGCCATAGACAAGCTCCTGCATTCGGTAGGCGAGACGGCGAATGAGAAAGCACCGGTTGTAGCGGGGCGGCTGGGTGCCGATCAGTTCCCGCCAGCGCGCTTGGAGGTCGGCCATTGAGAGGTGTTCCAGCGCCGCGATCTGCACGAGCGCACTCTGACTCATGTGTCTCCTTGGGACTTCAGGCATGACACATGACATCGCTCTGTTCGGCCAGGAAGTCCAGTCTTTTCTTCTCTGGTCCGCCTGCCCCCGATGGCGCCGGTCGCCGCTTCCCCCCGCGCGGCGGTGAACCTGGGTGCCTCTCCCCCTGGAAACCTCCTAACTCCCGTGGAATTCCTGCAGCCTCTCCGCCTCCTTCGGGCGCACGATCTTGAATACGGGGCTGTTGCACACCCGGCAGCGCGCCCGGATGGCAGTGCGCGTGCCGCGTATCTCCCCTGTGCCGGGGTCCTGGAGGCAGCCCAGCTCCGCGCGGCGCGGATAGCGGTAGGGTCGGGCCGCCCGGCAGCGACAGCAGTAGACCTCTCCGGGCTGGAGCTTCACCCGGCGAGAGTCATCGTGGCGGTAGGGGCGTTTCTCCTGAGGACGCCCCGGCCGGCCGGTGTGCTCCACATAGCGGAGCCGTCGCTGGCGCGCTCGCTCGCGGGACTCTTCTTCGAGCTGGCGCTGGATCTCCTCGCGCTGGCGTTCCCAGTCGCGCCCCGAGTCCGAACTCTCAGGCCTCGGTTGGTATTGGCGCTGCTGCCACCGCTCCCGTCTGGCGGCGGCCGCGCGCCGTACCGATCGGGGCCGGCTCTCTTGCTGGGAGGCATAGGCCAGCCCGTGGCATCGGCGGCACCAGAAATGGGAGCCGGACAAATAGAGATCCCGTACGCGAAGCTGGCACTGGGGGCAGCGAAAATACACCTGGGAGCCTGGGCCCAGTTCGATTCCTGCCGTCTCCCGCACACTCTCCTCCGCACCCCACCCCGGTGCCAGGCTGAGCACGACCTGTCCCGACACGATCCGGAACTCGACCAGCGCCTGCCGGCCGCCAGCATCCTGGCACCACCGCTGTCCTTTCTCGGCCCGGTCGGGAGAGCGCACCGCCGCCCGCATCCGCTCATCACTGAGCAGGTCCGCCGCTGTTGCCCGCAGACACGCCTGGATGGTCGCTCTAGCCACGTCTTTGCCCCCTGCGAGCCCCACATACAGCACCGTGATGCCCTCTGTGGTGCCGTTATGGAGACAGAGATCACGAACGAAACTATGTCATAGCAGATTCACTGCCGGTCAGCCGGTTCCTGTCAAAGATGGCAATAAGCCCTTCTGAAGGCAGACGATGGCACTGTGTGCCATTTCTCCTCCATCGGCCAAGCCTGGGGAATTGCGAAAAAAGCGGCCGAAATGTAGCTGTTCCGCTGCTCTTTCGTCGTAGCGGGTTGGCTGAAGGGCGGCCATATAAGGCAGCCGGAGTAGGATTCGCGATTCTCTGTTCGGTCCGTAGAGAGGCCAAAGTCCGCCAAAAGCAGAGAGAAAATGGGCCAGAATGGCGATCCCAAGGCCGAAATCGGAATACGCAAAGAGGAGGCCGTCCACAGATGCCGGGGCCGCCCGAGGCATCTTGGGCAACACAGGCAGCCTTTGGGCACCCGGCGAGATGGACGGGAAGCCACCAGAGACGTTCCCCCCGAGGGGGGTGGTGGAGGCGGTGGGAATCGAACCCACGTCCGATGGACAGTCCTCGCAAGACCCTACGAGCGTAGCCTGCGTTTTATCTTCGCCCGGCGCAAGCCCGCAGGCGGGCCTCTCGCCAGGCTAGTTCG